ACATGGTTTACATGGTACTGGTCCAAAAGATAGAGATTCGCTCTATATGGTCAAAGGTAAACATTCACTTGCATCCTTGACCAATTCGGATTTATTATTAAAATTTAATTCAGAGCAGCCCCCACCTTTGCAACCAATGCATCGTATTTTTGAATTAGATGATATAGAACAATTAAAAGGATTTAGTGGAGATTGGGTTGCAAGTGTTATGCCTGAAGGTGAGAGATATTTCATTCGCAGAGAAGGAGATAAAATCAAGGCTTGGGAAGGCGTAAGTGGTAAACCTGTTCAATATGGTAGTGAATCTAAATTAAATGAGGAACTAGCAGAATCCTTGAAAAAGACAACTGATAAGGATTTCTTTATTGATACGATTTATGTTGGTGACGAATGTCATGTATTTGATATAATTGAGTTTGATGATAAAGATGTACATGATGAGCCTTCACAAGACCGTCTTAAGATATTAAGAGGCGGTATGGAAAGTCATGAAAAAGTATTGTTACCGGGGGCGTATAATACTAGATTTACAGATGATGCTGGTTTAGAGCACACAATCAAAGATTTAGAAAAAGAAGGAGAGCGTATTCTACTTCGTGATGCTAAGTCAACTTACATGCTAGGAGAAAAACGACATCCTAAATGGGTGCTTCTCAAACCCGGTAAAGATGTTAATTTAATTGTATTAGATAAAAAAGGAGATGGGGAGTATACTTACAGGTTAGGCATGGGTCCAATTATTGATGGTGAAGATATAGGAGACAGGGCTAAAGAATTAGAAGACGAAACTTACATGGATGTAGGGACTGTGTTCCATAGTGATAAAGAATTCAATGTAGGAGATTATGTAACAGTTACAATGGATAGTGTTACTTCATTTAAAGAAAACGAATCTGATGTATATACTATTCATGCAGGTGATATAAAAGGAGATGCAGAAGGAGAGCCTTTGGCTAGTAGAGAAACACTTGCAGCATTTACAAAATCATATCCTGAACAATGGCCTCATCAAATTAAAAGGTCCGATAGACATATTATGGTAGAATTTCAACAAGGTGAAGTAATTTACAAAGCAACTAATAGTGGTAATAGTTGGTTTGTACATTCTCCTAAATCAAAGAGTCGTTTATTAATCAGGATGGCTGAATCACAAAGACCGTTTTGGTCACCTATCGCTGGTATTTTGTTAAAAGGTGATTTAGATATAAGAGAGGAAGAAGAAAAAGCAGAGGTTAAAGAAAGTGAAGGTGACGCTAAACCTCTTATTAAACCTAGAAAAGTCAAAGATACAGACTATTGGGATACTACTACTCGTGCATTGAAAGCGATTGAAAAAGCAATAGGTAGTGTAGGTCATGCTTTTACAGGTGCTAAAGGTTTAGGAATTGATATGGCTACACCTGTAGAATCACCTACTGGTCCTACGAAAACAAGGGACGAAAGCACACTTCCCGACTATGATGGTCGCCCAAGGCCAGATGAAGAGTTAGAAGAACCCCAACCTAAGACTGCAGATAAGCCGCAGTCACTCGATTTAGACTTAGATACTGAAGAAGAAATGGCCCATTTACATGTGGACAAAGATTCTGCTGTGATACAAACGTCTTAAGTAGTATGAATTGGACTTTGGGGGTTTAATGGCTTCCGCAGCGCTTCTACGCACACCTTCTATAGAAGATGGTGGTTTGCATATTATCAAGTCTTCAAACGACTTAGTAATTGCAGGTTACGCTAGTGTAGAAATGGTAGATAAACAGGGAGACAAAATTACATCAGGTGCATTAAAAAATGCATTTGGGGATTTTATGAAAGCATCTAATTATAGGAATGTACAATTAGCACATTCTAATATACAAGTAGGTGAAGTAATAAAAGAGTATACAGATAATGAAGGACGTATGTGGAAATCTGGAGTAGATGACTCAGGTATGTTCGTTGTTATTAAATTACGTGACGACATCGAGAAGGCTCGTGAAGTCGCAAATCAAATTCGCAAAGGTACCCTTAGAGGTTTTAGTATTGGAGGACAAGCATTTAAGCGCATTAACAAGCATGATGCTGAACACGGTAATTATACCGAGATTTCAAAACTAGAACTTCATGAGGTGACTATTTGTGAAAAAGGGATAAATCCCGAAGCAACCTTTAGAATATTAAAGGAGGACACAACAATGAATAATGAAACAAACGCATTAGGAGAACTATCTGACGTTCTTGACCGACTAAACAAAAAATTGGATACTATGGAAAATGGACCTGCAACAGAAGATGTTGCTAAAGAATTCCCTTTTGCAAATGGTGATGGTAAAGATTCAGATAAAGACTCTAAAGAAGATAAAGACAACGGAGACGATGATAAAATGAACGAAAAAGAAGAAAAAGCATATTCTGATGATGACAAAAAAGAAGATAAAAAAGAAGATATGGAAAAGTCAGAATACAGCGATGTAATAACAAGTGATTACTTGAACTGGATGGAAAGCACTCTTAAAGGACAAGGTGTTAACATTGGTGAAGCAAGAAACCACTTTGAAAACCTAGAAAAAGCACAATTGGGCGGTTACTCAGGTAACGAAGGACCAGAACACGGACAAACAAAGAACCGTGAATCAGAAGGTGGAAACCCATCAGTAAGTGCTCTTTCTCGTGCTGGATTAAGCAGTGGTGGAAAAGTTAAGAAATCTAACTTCCTTACACCAGATAATGTAAGTGCATCTGAAATAGAGGCGGCTTATGAAGTGTTTAAAGCAGCAGCAGTTGAAGAACAATTTAAATCAAGTTTAAATTCAGTATTTACTGACAGGTTACAAAAAGAACAAACACAAGAAAGAGATGCAAGAGCAGCATCTTCCTTTGATGCACGTGGCCCATTAGGAGAAATCCAAAAGGCTATCCAATCATTAGGAAGCAGAATTGATAATTTAGCAGAATCAAACAATGCAGCACCAATCATGAAATCAGCAGGTAATATTTCTAAAGTTGAAGTACCATCCTCTGAAGATTTGGCTAACATGGACTGGAACGATGTTCACAGATTAGCAGGGAGTGTATGGAATTAAATTCCAAATATAAAAAATAAATGGAGATGAAAAAATATGGCAAGAAATTATGTAAGAACAGTACAAGACTTGGAAAGGTACTACTACGGTGCTGGAAACGCAATGGGTTACTCTTACAGTGGTTCAGAACTACTGAAAGCAGATGCACCTATGCTAAGTACAACAGCAGGTACATACCAAGCAATATATGGACGAAAGGTTTGGTCACAACTAAACCAAGAATTTAACGCATTTAGTATTCTACCTAAGAAACCTTGGGACAGAAGCGGATGGCGTGTTGTAACTGCAAAACCATCAACAGCAGTTGGTGGCGGTATTGCAGAAAATGGTACACTACCAGACACAACAAAACCAACATTCCAACATGTTGCAGCAAAACCAAAAACAATTGCTCACGCTTTTGACATGTCAGAAGTAGCAATTTTCCTTTCTGATAAGGATGATGGTCTAGGTGACATAAGAAGTGTATTAAAAGAAGAAATGGGTAAACACCATGCAGAGCACATCAACCAAATGTTACTACAAGATGTTACAACAGTTGCAGGCAATGATATAGAATCACTTGACCGTGTAACTTCTGCTGACAGTACAGCAATGACATCAGGAACTCATTATGATGCAGGCGATGATGATATCTACAGTATTGACAGAAGTGCAAACTCATGGTCATACGCTGAAGGTAATGCTGATACAGGTAGTGTTAACAGAACTTTAAGTTTAGACCACTTAGATGATATATTCCAAAAGTTATGGGTACGTGGTGGAAATCCAAAAGTTATGTTAACTGGATATGATACATTGATGAGAATTCAACAATTGTTACAAACACAACAAAGATTCATGGAAGAAAGAAGAGTTACACCAACATACAATGGTGTAAAGGGTGTACCCGGTATTGAAGCGGGATTCGTTGTAGCAACATACAATGGAGTACCAATCATTCCTTCCAAAGATGTAGCAAAAGATAGTCTAAGCAGAATGTATATGCTTGATACAGATTATTTGTACTTTAGTACTGGAATTCCTACACAATACTTTGAAAGTGGAATCGAAACAGGTGACCCGTTTGCAATTAACAGACTAGGTCAAGAAGGACTTTACAGAACAATGGGTGAAGTATGGACAACTTTCTTTGGAGGTCAAGGTTCAATCCGTGACCTTAAGTGAGGATAAATGGAGAAAAAAAAATAAAGGAGATGAAAAAATATGGCAGTAACATTTACAAGAACAACAGGCAGTGCGGGCGTAATGACCGTAGACTTTACACACGAAATGTATGGAGGAGCACTCCCAGATGGCACACGTTGGTTAGACGGTGCAGCAGGGGCTTCGGGAGATTACCCGGGTGCAATCACAGGTTTCCAAGCAACTAATACAGACTCTACCAACACAGCAGGTAGAGGGCTTAAATTAGTAGTTGGAACTTGTACTCTAGTACAGAACAACAATGCATTCACTATAGGTGGAGATGCAGACACAGTACACGCAATAGTAATAGGCGGCTCAGGTGTAGCAAGTACATCATGTTCAGTAGACGCTGGATTAGGTACAGGCATCATTACTTTTGCTTGCGAAGGTAACTTGACTGGTAGTACAGGGTTTATGGCAATAGTGTCTTAAGGTGATTCAATTGCCTAAAGTAACATATATGGGACCTTTTTACGCTCTTTTGAAGCGTGATAAGGCCGCAGGTGAATGGATTAGGGGAGTCCCTGAAGAAGTATCTCAAGAATGGGTTAACACTCATAGAAGGGAACTTTCAGGGAACTTCCTTGTTGAAGGTGATGAGGGCGTTACAACTGATGAATTAAATGATGGAATACCAGATAAAGGATGGACAATTAAGGACATCCGTGCTTGGTTAAAAGAACATGATGCAAACCCTAGTGGATATGCAACAAAGACATCATTATTGAAATCGGTTGATAAAGTTCTTAACCCACCTCAACCTGAGCCAGAACAAGCGGCAGAAGAACAGGCAGTTGAAGAAAATAAAGGAGATGAATAATTATGGCATTTAGCACAACAACAGACACAAGAGTTCATGTATTGGGAGACCTCTATATGATGACAGGAACTTTCACAGATGGTGGAACAGAAGTATCATACGCAGACCACTTAAGCAGTGTATTAGCAGCAGGGGGTCATTTGACTTCTATAATAAGCACTGGTATTGATGTAAATAATGGTAATATTACAGTCGGCTCGACTGTACTAACAGTGAGTGCAGTGGAAGCAAGAGAGCATTTATCAGCAGGTCAAACCCTATACAATTCTTCAGGTGTTAGACTTGGAGTAATTGCTTCAGTTGACAATGATACACAAATTACACTAGCAGCACCGGGGTTAACAACAGCAGTTGCTGACGAAGATTTATACTATATACTGGGCGCAAATAAACCATCTGAAACTTTAATTTCAACATCTTTAGATGTTTCAATTGATGAAACTAATTCTTTAGTTTTATTTGAAAGCGGTAATAGAAGCGCTACAAGCACTGTTTCAGTAACAGATGGACGCTGGTGGATTTTAGGTCAGCGCTAAGGCGGTGACTTAAGATGGCAACAATAGCAACAGTAAGATTTGCAGGCCCGGGGCCTTACGGCACCAATGTGTTTGTTAATAACGCATCAGGGTATGCAGCGAGTACAACTAGTGCTCTTACAGTAGATGATACTATAAAAGCCACATTAGATGTACGTAAAGCAATTGCAGTAAATAGTGCAGTTTGGGCAAAAAATACAGCAGTAACAGGTCATCCTTTACAGTTTTTAGGATATTGTACAGCAATAGGTAGTGCTACGGCAATTACATTTGCTGATGGTGTAGGTCTTAGGTTTGCATTAGTAGATAATCAAGAGTTATTTGTAGAAGACCCTAGTTTTATGGCTTATCACCTTGCCACTTTTGGTGGCTTTGTGGCAGCAGATAAGTATGACAAAGTAAATGTTTGCTGGAGTCCACGTAATGAGATTTGCTATACGTTCTTTGCAGGTGCTTGATGAGAGTGAGGGATATGAATGCAGAACTACAATACTCTCGGACTTAAGGAAATAGAAAGACTTGAGAAACGTGGTATTAGACTAGCCGAATCATACGGTAATGGGTCTGTATTCAACGAAGATAACCCTTTAGAAGGAATCACCAAACAACAACGCATTCGCAATCGTAAAGCAGGTGATGTAGTTAATATAAGCGCAGGTACTAGGTGTACTAAGTGCGGACTACTTTATTTCTGTTGGGCAGAAAAGTGTCAGGCTTGCGGAACAAAAATGGATTTTAATTTAGGAGAGAGAGAATAATGTCACATATATTAGTCAAGGCTCCTAAAAAGAAAAGAAAACTTAGGCCCGGAGAAGGTGCTAAAAGATTTGGCACCGCAGTCAAAAGGCGTAAAGGTAAACTTGTAGATGTAAGGGCTAGTGAAAGAGAGAAACTAGAAGAGCAAGTTAAGAAACTAATAGGTCAAAAAGAATTAGAATTAAGGGATGTAGAAAGTGAACATGGTAAAGATTCTCTAGAATATAAAAACGCAGTTAATGAATTAAGA